GCCGTGATTGACCCAATGACCGAGTTAATCAATAAGCTGCTTTTGGAGAATCTATCCATATCCCGCAAATACAAAGATGCGGCTGATTCATCCCTGCTTACGTTTGAGCGATTTGCTAGTGTAGCTGCTGGTTTGGGAATTGTATTTGCCGTAGCTCCTTGGATTAAACCCAAAGAAAAAGTGCTGGTTTCCATTAAACCAAAACGTCGTAAGAATAAATAGTCTTGTCATTTTTTATAAAGTGATATGCTTCAGAATCCATGAAAAAGTTCGTCATTGCTAGTGACATTCATGGGATTCACAAAGATGAGCGTGCTTGTAATGCGTGCATCAATTTCACGAAGGACTTTAACCCTGAGATAAGGGTGATAGCTGGCGACTTGTGGGATTTCTCCGCTATCCGTAATGGAGCATCTGAGGATGAACGCGCCGTATCCATGCGGGATGATTTTAAAGCGGGTGAAGAATTCGCTGATGCTTTCTTTAATGGAGGAACTCAGAACACCCTGATGCTGGGTAACCATGATGTGCGTGTATATGACCTAGCTCACTCAGCAGATGCCGTTAGGGCTGATTTGGGGCATAAGATGGTTCAGGACATAGAATACATCGCAAGGAGGAACAATGCCTCTCTAATGCCTTACGATAGTCGCGCAGGAGTGCTTGAAATTGGTCGCCTTAACGTAGTTCATGGATTCCACACGGGAATGTCAGCGTGTGCATCGCATAGCCGCATCTATGGAAACGTAGCTTTCGGGCATTGCCACTCAATCGAATCGTTCCAAACCCCCGGCCTTAATCCACAGGAAGCACGTTGCATTGGTTGTTTATGCGACCTTGATCCTGACTACGCTAACCGTAAAACAGGCAAGCTGCGCTGGAGTCATGGTTGGGCCTATGGATGGGTTGAAGATGATGGAACCTACTCGATTTTCCAAGTACGGGGCATCAATGGTAAATTCCGTACCGCAACCGAAGTTAAGACTTACTAATGAAAACTAACGACCCTTGGGCTAGAATGGATCAGCTTATAGCCGCTGAAACCATTCCTGACAATGAAAGCTGGTTTACAGCTATTGATTTTTGTAAGCGGTATAAAATAGCTGAAAGAACCGCTAGGGATAAACTAGATAGCTTGGAGAAGCAGGGCATAGTTGAGAAGCGCCGTGGAACAACTAGCTCCTGCAAAAAGCCGCAGAACTATTTCCGTATGCTTTAAAAAGAGAACCCCTCCTACAGAGTCGTAAGAGGGGTTGTTAAGGCAGGTTTGGCCAACCATTCGTAGCCAATAGCTACGTTTTGCTTTAATCTGATACCGAAGGTATATTAATCCGCTTTACTTGTCAAGCACATTATGCCTCTTCTGCTTCGCTGCTTATGTTGGTGAAAAAGGGCCTGTCTGAGGTCAATTCAACCGATTCATGCTCCTCAATCAGCCTACCCTGCCAAGATACTTGATAGAGTAGGCCCGAAGACTTGTAGAGCAACCCAACGATAACCCCCGGCGTATCCTCAGTTTTGTGATACACTATTTCGCCTAGTTTGTAGGTAGGAGAGTCAGGACTCATTGGCTGATGCTTGCGATACTACCTTATTGTGGTAGTAATCAGCAATCATTAGCCCGTCCGCATCACCGTGTTTAAGCACCATTGCAGCCAAATCTAGCCATTTTGCCCGTCCAAGGGCACAAGATGCCGCTTTTAGCTCCTTTGAGCCTTTAATCTCAGGCAATTGGGCTTTCTGCCACTCCTTAGAGTCAACCACCGTGTAAGGGATGGATAACTGCTCCAAAATGATCAGAACAGCTTCAAATGACCGTTGGGCGGGTAATACAGCGCCCATGAACCGTCCGGTAAAAGGACGTTCAATGTAGGCGTGTATTATTGCAGCCGCATTGCCTTTATTATGAACCACAAATGGCGTGATTGCTTGAGTCACCAAAAGTTTATCCAACTCACAATGATCAATACGACGAATATGTCGCTCTTTCTTGCCCATAATAGACATTTTTGAGGGTGTTTCCGCAAAGAAAGCCCCCTTTTTGTGTCCATCTTGCAAGATAATGCCAATGCTGCCCGTGGTTCCGTTGTCGATTCCGATGGTTATTTTCATTTTCTGGATAATGGAAATGATTCAAAACAATCGGGACATTCATAACCCGTGGTTTTCTTGGTCTTCCAATCGTAGCACTGGATTAACCGTGTGTAGTTGGTCTTGTTGTTGTATAGCTTACGCTGGTCAGGTGAGATAACAGCTCCCACCCACGATACCCCACATTCGGGGCAGTTACGCTCATTAGCGACATTGCGGTTTTTCATGCTTCAGTTGGTTTCTGTCCAGTTAAGGCCCAGTCATAGCAAAGGAGATAACCGTGGGCATCTACGATGTTATCTTCCTTACTGCGAAACATTTCGCGGCTTAATTTGAGTAAGACCATCATAAGTATCGCATCTTCTGCGGTGATGTCTTGTTTTAGTTTGGAATGAAGAAGACCCGACCACATTTTGGCAGTCTTCGTATAATCATCCTTAGGGTTGCCGTAACTTACGTTACGATCACCAAGGACTAACTCTTGGGCTTTTTGTGCATTGTTCATTGTGTTGCTGGATACAAATTGATTACTCGGTAAGCGTAGTTGCATGCGTGTGAGCTAATTCTTTTGGCGTAAGGGCCAGCGCACCAAGCTATGGCTAGGGAATAGTTGTTAACAACGTCGCCACGCCGTTCAATTATTTTGGCGTAGTGGCGCAGGATGTTGAGAGCAACCTTACGCTGCACTGACTCAGGAACCATGAGCATGGGGATATTGCTGTGCTCTTTCCATGTAGCTGGGTGAATCTGATAGATACCGTACTCACCTCGTTTACCTGTCTTCCCACGGCTATTCTCGACCAATTCAATGCACTTGAGGAAGCGGAGTTCATTAACTTCTTCTAATGGCGGGTAGGTTATTACTTTGCTGGAAGCTCTAACGCCAATTAGCGTTACGCTAAATAGTATGATTAAGGCTATTAACATAATTTTCATGATTTTTTCTGGCTTGTTGAATGATTTGGTCCATCTCGAAAAGCATGGCGGTGTTGATGTGCTTGCAACGTGTGGCGTTGGGGTATCCATGGTTAATGATACGTCCAGCTTCACGGTATTTACGACGGCAGACGATTTGGTAATGCGGGCATGAGCAATGACCGTTGCCTCCATCTTCTATCATGTCCACGAAATGGGGTTTATCCTCTTGCGAGGATTCCACCCAATAACGTAGTGCTTCGCCCACAACTTGCTTACACTCCTTTGGCATCGAAGTAGGTGTGTCGGACGTATTGTTTAGTCCAGAACTGCCATGAGGTACGGTCAAAGAACAAGGGAACGTCCTTGTCCTCGCCATCACCAAAGCGTTGCTTGTCGATACGGATGCGACCATCATACCAGCCCTCAATCTCGGTCTGCTTCATGACATCGCCACGCTGCTTGGCTTCATCCCATTTGCGCTGCTTGAGCTTGTTACGCCATACCACAATGACATTGAATGCGGCATTGTTAATGTCCTGACTACCGCTAATGTCGGTCTTAGTGGGTACACGGTCCTCGTTTTCGCTCTTACGGCTATGGGCCACCAGAATGACATGAGCACCAGTATCGTTACAGAACGACGTTAATTGGTCCATGAAGGTCCTTTGACCCGTGAAGTCCTCACCAGCGATGCCGCACTTAAACAGGGAATCAATGATGAAGATTTCCACCCCAAACCGCTTACGAGCATAGCTCATAGCATCAAGGATACGCTCACGACTAGCTACGCCAACGTGGTCGTAAAACCACAGGTTACCACTAAGCCAATCAATGCACTTGACCAGTTCTTCCTTGTTGTCGGGTTGCTTCTTGGCTAGTGCGCTCTTGGTCATCATCTGGAGCGTCTTGGAGGGCTTAATCTCCAAGGATGCGTCAAAAACCCGCGCACCATTGCTGATCAGATGAATGACTAAGTGGTTAAGGAGTTGAGTTTTACCATGGCCAGAGTAACCCGATAGTACAGTAAACTCACCCGGCCTAATGCGTAACGGTAAATCATCCCAAGGCGTGGTGTACCCTTGCGAGGCATTCTTCGCGTCGTAAAGGTCCCATACGCCATCAGTGAACGCATTCGCACTCTTGATTTCTTCAAGGTCGATTTGTTTCGATGTATCAAGGGCTTTGAGGAAGTCTTCTTTAGTGAGTCCAGCTTTGAGGCAGTCATTGGCGTCTTTATGCGGTAGGGTTACGACGTAGGTTCGATGCAAGCCAAGGCGTTTAGCCAGCTTCTCAGCAGCATCACGACCCGCTCCATCCATATCGGTTGATATGTATATCTTCTCAAACCGTTCTAACCATTCCCAATCGAGTTCAATCCACTCTTGGTCAGACACCCCATTAGGGACGCTAACTGCGGATATGCCTACCGTCTGGTAGCTCATAGCGTCAATTTCACCCTCGGTAATCACCAAGTGCCGTTCATCGTCCGACACCGTGCATTTGCTGAATAAGCAGCGTTTGGTGCCATCTGAGGACCACATCTTCTTCTTGCCGTTCTCGTCACGGTCTATGCCCAAGAACTTCAAATGAACCGCTTTGTCCTTACAATTGTCGAAGTATGGGAAGACAATGACCTCACCTTGATAAGCATCAGCAATGCGGTTTATTGTAACCACCTCACGATTTAGCCTTCTTTCCCCTATGAGATAATCCTCGGCCTTCGTGTTGGTTGTAACCAACTGAATATCCTTACCCTTGACCTCAGGAGCCTGATAAGTCTTGGGCTTGTACTTCTTAACGGATGCATACTCATCTTTGACCCCAAGCCATTCCTTAGCCTCTTTAACGGCTTGGAAGAAAGTGATGTTCTTAGCTTTAGACCAAAGATAGAGCGGTGTTCCGCCCTTATCTGATTCATTGGCGCGATCAATAAAGCAGCCAACCCTAGTCCCACTAACGTAGATATGGAAGCTATCTCCCGCCTCACCGTTAATGGAACCAAGATGCGCGATATTTCCACGAACCTTAGCATTTGGAAATAGCATTGCTACCATTTCATCCATGCGCCCTTTGAGCGCATTGTTCAATTCCGCTGTGTCCACTGAGTTCCTTTCGGTTAAACTGTTATCAAATTATCGTTTCCCTTGATCACTTGTTGCGACTGGCGCGTAAAATCACCTTTAGGCCAATAGTCCTTGGTGCTAAACCACAAAAATGCAATAGCGAGGTATTCACGATAAGCCTGTTCTTGCTCTTCTAGGGTGTACACCTTCCATTGCGGCACATCAGGTTCAAGACTGTTGATGCCCACGTTGATGATAGTTGGTGGTGCTGGTAAATTCATTTTCACCTGATAACAGTGAGCATAAAAAGCTAATTGAACCCTGTAGGAGTCCCAAAAGCTGGCCTTACCCTTCTTAAACTTGCTTGTTTTGTAGTCGATGATGGCGACACCATATTCGTAGGTATCAGCCACAAGGTCCGTCCGACCAGCTACGCCCGTGTACGGGTCGTACAGCATGATTTCACTGGCCAGACGGGTCTTGATTCGCTTATCATACTCAGGGCCAAACTTTTCTACAAATGGACGCAAGTCATGCTCCAGAGGTAGTTGAGGGTATTGGTCAAGAGCATCATGAAGCCTTGTTCCAAAATCCGCCGCATCTTTACCTTTCTTACCCGCGATCTCGTCTATGCGTTTTTTATACTGCTCTTCTGTCTCGTTTACGCTCTTGGGGTTGTTTACTACCGCTTCAAAAAGCTGGTTCATCTTCCACATATCTAACATGGGATTGGCCCGCTCTTTAAGGATAGTCGTAATCGAAGGGAATGCCTTATGTTTACGAGCATCCCTAAGGGTGTAATCGTGTTGAGGAGTGAGGTTGCCATCTGTACCAAGCTGATACCAATGGCTGGATTGTTGGAAAAAGGACATTGTTTTACTTCCCGACTGGAGTTACGTGTGCTGCGAGGTTCTTCTTGTTAGCTTCGATAAAGATGCAGGAGATGCAGCTTTGGAATTCTTCCTTAGACAATTCATAGCCATAGGTAAGATTTGCCGTTTCCTTGGCAATTAGGGCCTGATTAAGGCTATGCAGCCACATGAGCTGTATCTTGCTTAGTTCTTCGTTAAAATCAGGTTTAATTACCGCTGCCGTGCTTGCAGAAACCGTAGGGCGGACAATCGGCATGTGTTTGCCAGCTTCGCCACCAGAAGTGTCTTGAAACACCTCCACGCGAGCCTTTTTATCGATAGCAACTTGAGCCTTCCCTTGGAATTCGCCTTTTTTGATGCCATCACCAGAGAAGTGAACGATCTTGCCTTCCAAAGAACTTGGGTCACGACCAAAGAACGAAGCATTAAGCGTGATAGCACCGTTGTCACAATCGACAAGCAGGGCTTTTCCGGGGACTTTACCGTTAGGTGAGCGCGTTTGCGTCACAGCGGCTTTGAAAGACCCCTGAACCCAAGAATTCTCGGATGTAGGAGTGTTAATAATTTCTGACAGTGTGGTTGTTGTGGACATAAAAATTAGTTACCAGCCATTTTATCTAACAGGATTCCCAAGCGGCGTTGGCCTACTGGGAGTTTATTTGCCATAGCAGTGAGTTTCCTTAGCGTATCGGGTGATACTGATGCGCTAAGAACGACGCGAGTTTTGTCACCCATGCGAGGGCGACCTAGCTTGGGTTTAGTGCTCATACAATGCGTTGGTTGATCTTGTATTGGCGCATTTCAGACTGGTCAGCAAATCCCTCAAGAAGGTTGCTGGTGCCATGCGTTACGCCTTTCTCAATGATATCCCTGACGATTTGACAAATGTTCTTTTCCAAACCTAGCAGAGCATAGAAAATGTCGTAAGAATCGGCATTGTCCAACTTGTAATTTTCCAAAGCGTCATTAGCTGCTTCTGCGGTAATGCTCAGTGGATTTACATCCTGTGTACCCAGACCAATCATGCGCTCAATGGTGTCGTCATACGCTTTCGTGTATGCCTCGTAAGCCTCACCCAAGAACTCATGATCCGAGAAGAACGAACTTCCTTGAACAAGGTTGTGGGCGGCGTGGGCGAAGATTTGAGCTTCGCGGAATTTAACAGCTAGTTTTTTCATAACGAAACGGACAAAGAATTATCTGATTACTTGTGTCAAACATTTTTTACTAAAAAATTAATGTTGCTTTTAAATAACAGGTAGTTCTAGCTCTGAAATGTCATGAGTAATTCAAATAAAAAAATACTGATTACAACCGCAGCAGACTACGTTTTTGCGTCTGCTTTTTTAGGACATGCCATGGGTAAGGAAGAGCAAGATGCCGTGTTTGCCGAGTTCTATTCTGGTGAGCCTGATGTTGCTTACACTGATGCCGAAATTGATGAGATGGAAAAGCTCGATAACGCTCGACATGGTACTCCCCACGAACTTTAAGATATTTTTTGTATGAAAGAAACCACAACCAAACGCACAGCAACCATCATCATCGCGGAAGACGGCGATCAGTTCACGATTAACACCGTGTTCGACCCACCGCTTCCTGAAAACCAAACTGCCGAAGAAATGACCATTTCTCAAGCCGCAGCCATGACCGCACTCATGAGCATCAAAATGTGGTGGCACAACATCACCAACGAACAACAGGAGGACGCGCAGAAGGAGGGGAATAGTTGAATAGTCTGGATTCGGTCACCCATCATGGAATTGATTACTCTGGAACCATGAGACGGATTGAAAACATTATCCGCTCTCATGCTCCAAAGTATCTTAAGGATGAAGGGGTGACTAAAACCAGAAGCTGGAGGCGTCTTACTAACGACGATAAACACATGATCATTGGGTTTTCGGCTAGAGGATTGAGTCATCATCAAATAGCCCGCTTAATGAATCGTTGTGTGTCCAGCATTCGATTAGTCCTGCGACAAGCGCGGATTAAAACATGAACAACAAGATACTTGATTACATAGTTTGGATACTTGTGGCCCTGATCCTTGTGATCATTTGGCCCCTAACTAAAGACAAAGACGAAGACGACGACGATAGCAAACCAGCTTAATAAAACATAATGATCATCACTATTGAATCCCTGCAAAATTGCATATCCCTAATTGAGCGTCACGCTCCTAGACTGATGAAGGAGGGTGGCGGAGCCATTGAAGGCGATAAGAACCAATTTGTTGTAACGTCCGATCATATCGCACGCATAATTGAGCTGTATTCTAGTGGCACCAAATCAACCGATATTTCCAAAATTATTGGGTGCAGCAAACCTACCGTAACCAAATATCTTCGGATTAATGGTATGGGTACACGCATCCTTGGACCCAAGAAAAAATTGGGGGTTAGCAAATGAACCCTGCACCGCGAACGACTCAAGAGGAATGGGAGGAATGGCCCAAAGAGTGGATTGTCCGAGCTGATCTTGCAAGAGAGTTAGAAACCCAACTCACTGAAACGAAAGCAATGAACAAAACCGGAGCCGAGAGATTGCAATTTGTTCTAACGGAAAATACTCGCCTTCGCGCCGAGGTGGAGCGGTTGAAGAAGCAAATCAAGGACGACAATCGCAGTTACGGCTGCGAGCTGCGCGACCCGAACGGCACGATCTGGGAGCAAGCGGCCAAGGACCACGCCCGCGCCGAGAAAGCGGAGGCCGAATGCGTCAAATGGAACAGATTGTTGCTTATGTCGCGGGATGACCGTGAGAACGATTTGATGTCTGAAATTGACGAACAAGCCCGCCTATTGGGGTTGTCGGCTAATCAAAACGCCATACTGTTAACCAAAGTAAATAACCTTAGCGCACTTTGGAGTCAGTTCATTTACATCATGGACATTATTGAAGAGTCAGATAGCGGCAATGAGTTTAGACCTAATCGGATCAGCAGTTGCCGTGCTTTAGATGCACAAAAGATGTCGGACATCATTGAAAAGGCAAAGCTCGTTGTTAACGCTGGTGTTAAGAGCGAGCATTAATGCCGTCAGAGATAATCTACAAATACGATGATTAATTTCAAAGACGAGCGCATCAAGCAACTGGAGGAGGCTTTAGCTCACGCCAATCAACGTATCCGCATCCTAATGGATATGACTGAGGATGTGTGTTGCGGAACGCGCCTTGATTGCCCTAAGTGCATGCAACTCATGCCCTGCATGTGCGCTCACGAAAAACCGCTTGATAATCCCAAAACCGTAGCTTATCATACACTTGTTCTTTCATAATTTCAGGTGAATGCTGTACAGGGAGAACCTGTAAGGGGTTCTATTATTGTCCCATTGAAACACATCTGATTCACTTGGTCTGATCGCTTAAGTAAAGTCCCCCACTTGATAAAGGGGAGATGTTAGTTGTAATCTAACTCAGACCATTCATTTTCCCACCTGCATTGAATGTCGGGTCCATCCGTGTTAGCCGTATCTTGCGGTTTCAAAGTACTATTACGTGATTTGCGAAACGCATAAATAAGGCTACTAGATGCATGGCGGGAATTTACTTTTGCCCTTGTAGCTCAGTGGTAGAGCACCAGTTTTGTAAGCTGGCTGTCGTAGGTTCAATCCCTATCGGGGGCTATGCGGTAGTAGCTCAACTGGTAGAGCGCCATCTTTCCAAGCTGGATGTTGCAGGTTCGATTCCTGTCTGCCGCTCCAATTTTCCTAACAAAACATTGCAAACCGTAAACTTACAGAAGCTAATTGATGCTGGCTTGGTATCCTATCAAAAGGTTGAGCCAAAACCAGCAGTCCGGATTTACACCAGAAAGCACCGCTTCAACGGTAATTCCTGTGGTAAATCTAACCATAAGGCCGCTGAAATGTACTTGTCACAGAAAACCCTACGCCAGTTTAGCAAGGAGCATAGAATCAGCTTTTACAAGCTCAAGCGTGCAGCCTATCAGGGAGCGGTCTTAAAACCTCAGGAAATGGCTATTGTAGCCCTTTACAAGGCTCAAAAGCCTCTAGCCCTCATCTGTGCTAGGCTAGGCGCTAATTTAGCCTCTACGAACGTTATTCTGTGGCGTATGCGTAAACTCCGCACAAACTCCGCATTAATCTCCGCAAAAGCTGCTTAATTTGAATTCTTTCCCTGATTGTGTAATGGCAGCACAGGTGACTTTGACTCACCTAGTCGTGGTTCAAATCCATGTCAGGGAGCCAATTTTAAGAAACAATGAGAAATAATTAGAAACATTCAGAAATTTAGTTGACGGTAGCCTCCTGTTACTGTAGGTTGTCTCCCGTAGTCGGTGCAACGACTTTAGGTAAATCAATTTCGGAGTAGTCTAAACCTGAAAAGTTTGGATTATACCAAAGACCTCATGAGTTGCACCTCTTGAGGTTTTTTCTTTTACACCCTCGATAACAAAAGGAAGTCCGGTTCCACGGCCTGAAAGACGGTACAGACGACTTGGGGTTAGATTGGTGGCAGGGAGCGATCTATAACCGCCCTGCCTTAATTCATGCTGACGCGAAAGCGTGTGAGTGCGTAGAACGATACCGAAATCGAAGCAATACCACGGTGTTCTATGAGCGTAACAGGTTTCCCATTCCTTGGTGCTAATTACCGAGATTCCTGAAGCGATACTTCCCTGTAATGGGTGAGGTGTCGCTTCACGATTAACCCAAAGCCTTAATGCTAAGTACCAATCCTTCACTTCTAACGCTAACTAAGCTAAGTTAAGTACCGATTTCTTTGTAATTCCCAGTTAAGGGATTTATAGAAAACATGATACTACCTAAGGTAAAAATCTTTAGGTTAACGCTGGTTTGGAAAAGTTAAAAAAGAAAACACTTAACAAAAAACCCCATGCAGCGTGTAAGCCACATGGGGTCAATGGTAACTCTGAAGGTATCGAGTTATTTTTTGAGTAGGACGGTGGTTACGACATACGGAGGATGAGGTTTAGGTTGGCTTGAATCAAGGGCGCTTTCCGCACGCATTGCGCGAGTAGCGTAGTCAAAGGACTGTTCTTCCAAGGTGGTCACTTGGTGTTCCAGTTCAATAACCATATCCGCTAGGCGGCGGCGGGAATACTTAACAAGGATGTTGGCGCGTGTCATGGTTGTGTATCATATATGGGACATTATGCTCGATAATGCTCCATATATTGAACTTAAGTGTTATTTGCGATGCGTTTATGTTTTCTGTTTGTGACGTTAAACGCCGTTTCAAGAAAAGGCGAATGCGATTTTTTTGCTACCCAACCAAATCGAATTTTGCCGCTGCGGGTAATGCAAATCGCCAAAAGTTCTTTGGATGTTTCAACGTGCATAAGCTGACCCCAACGAACCCCTTCGGCTACGCGACTAACCGTTGTATTGCCCCATTCAATTGTCTGTTTCATTTGCTGGCCTCCTGCTTTGCGCGTTCATTTAACTGATTGTGGTATTCCTCAAGCATCTTGTCAGAGATTTCCTTCCTTACCTCTGCAATGCGCCGCAAACGGTCTTCAAGCATCTCTCTGGTGCATAGATCAAGGTCAAGTTCGCACCACAAAGTAGCGCCCAACAATTGACCTAAGCGATACGATTCCTCGATACTTTTTTTGAAAAAGTAATCTTTTTCTTCAATGTTGCTGTTCATTTGGTGTTATCCTCCACCCATTGATCAATTTTAGTGGCAGCTTCACCTAGGTAGCACTCTGGCAAAACTATTTTATCATTAATGGTTATGATAATGCGAATGTCGGTATTCTGCGAATTGTGGTCCATCATGTCGGCTACCTGCGACATAGCAAATAAGCCATCCATGATGCTGGTGTAGCCATAAAACAAATCGCTAGATCGGTTGGATTGATGCTCGCGGGCTTGTTCAATGCTGGTAGCTTGAGATGAACGATAGAATTCGCCTACAACGTTATCAAGCAGCATAACGTCTGGATACATAAAAATGTTTTTCTTCAAATAAGTTTTCATTAGTTACGGTCCCTGTGTAGAATTTTTGCCGCAGCTTCAACGTCGCCAATGCATTCAACGGCACTTTCACCGCGCTCGGTCATGACGTAGCGGACATATCCGTAATCGGCACGTTTAAGGCCAGCAGTTTGGAATCGGTCAAGGACCACAACTAAGCAGCCCTGTTCTTCTAACTCATCAATCATTTTAATGTGTTCAGCTTTCATATTCCTGAGAGCGAAATCGCTGGCGGAATTGCCAAAACGAAATCGTAGGCAAAGGTTGAAATAACGAAATAGCAGGGTCAACATCTTTTTCTATAATAAATGTTAAGATGATGATGATAAAACAATAAAAGTTTTTTGCCTTGGTTTAACTAGGAATCCACTAGGAAGAAGATTGGTTCCTAGTTGGCTTCGGGCGCGTAGGCGCGAGCGGGCGCGAGGAAACCAATTGGTTGCATACGACCAAATGGCCACGAATCATGTTTAAATGACCTAGTTTAAAGCGGTTTTACTGGCACGAAACCACAAAGCGTCTTTAGTGGCGCAAGGGAGCCGTTTGCGCCATGTATGCGCCACAAAAGGGGACACAAAAAAAAGCCGCTCCGGTTAGGGAGCGGCGTAGGGGTTAGGGCTAGGGCTTAGGCCGCTAGGGC